TGTACTTGGCATTTTATCATCTCACGGTATTAGTTCTGCTAATATTACTACTTCTATTTGGAATGTCATTCGGAAAAGTTGCTTGCTTCTGTCGCTTAAATCGGTTCTTGTTTTGAATACGAGCCTGTCAAAATTTGTTCCATCTCCCTTACGACTCTTGTGAATTACCCTACGAACTTCGTTCTCAAGTTGTTGCAGATGCTTTCTCCCCTTAACTGTTCGCATGTCAACGGTTATATTTATGCGTGTTGTAACAAAATCGTAGAGTAAATCCGGTGCTTCTTCGTTGTGTGCCGTTTCATAACATAACACATAATCATGCCGGGCTAGGTCAAGACGCTTTCCTCTTTCCGGTTGTACCTCGGCTATGTCTATAACAATCGGTCTAATGCCGCTTGTATTACCTCTATTCCAATCAGTTTGAAACAACCCTATGACAACATCTAAACCTTCTGTCCATGTTGCTACCATACTATCACTTCTTCTGTAAGTCCTTTACTGATTTAGGAATAATAAATCCGTTTCTATATCTAAATCCTTCTCTATCCATATCGGGATTTTGCTTAAGCATAGCCTCATCAGTTTGTTTCTTTAAAGTTGAAAGTTGTTTTTCCGTAGCAGGTGTATTATTGTTGAAGTCAGTATAACTACCATCATCTTCTTCTCTCAAACCCAACGCCCCTGCTTCTATTTGTTTAAATCTAATTCTTAAAGTATTTGGGTTCTTGCTAAAATAATCTTTATGTTCGGCTTGAAATTGATTATCTTTCTCGAACATTTCAATAATTTGTTGGTGAGAATGTTCACCAAATTTATTGAACTCCCTATCACCCTTCATTCAAACAACACCATCTCTACATAACGAGGTAGTGTACGGTCTATATCGGCTTGGTATAATTGTACCTTACTTGCTAAATCTATATTCTGCGTTCCTTCCGGTATAAGCACAGAACGGTCATCAGCCATAAGTAACTCAATCGCTACCATTTTTGTACATACATCCTCTATCGCTTTTTCTAAATATCTTTCACCGTAAATGTATGCAACCTTTATTGCATTCCATTCAAAGAAAGGATAAGAATTGTTAAAGTAAATTATACCCATTTCCGAGTCGAACCACCAATCACGAAGTCTTGCTTGGTCGCCACTACTACTTCCACCTTGTAAATCTATTTTGAAAATATTTTGAGTCAAAAGACCGCTAGTAGGTGGAGTTTGGGCAGAAGGAGTAACTGTAGTACAACCGGTAAAAGATGTGGTTGTTTTACTTGTATAACGAACAATATATCCACCATATTCAACAACTCCTGCTTCGGCAAAACCGGCGGTACTATCTACATCTATAACACCGTTATTACCCGCAAAAGAGCCACTTCTTCCGCTAACATTCGCAGTAAATCTTTCGGTTTGTTTAATTTCTATTTCACTTGAATCTGTAGCAATAGTACAAGTTTCTCCGGCTTTGGTTGGCCTCATACTTGTAATTTTTACCGTACCTGTACCATAATCAGCATTAGCACTTGCTAAAAATTCATCACAAGTTCTAGTATAATCAGTTCCGCTTGATGCACCCGGTAAAGTATATGTTGGTGTAAAATGTATTTCTTGTTTATTTGTTCTTGCATCTTTGTTAATTAAATTAGCAAGACTTTGAGCAGATGTTATTTTATCAAAACCCACATCCCAAGTGCTTATACCTTCGGTTAGTATTGCTTGTAATTTTCCACTTGTACCATTACCCGGAGATAATACTATGTTTTTGTTGTGTAATGCTCTTACATTTTCCGGTAAATGTATCCTCGCTTCTGCCCCACCAATCTCACGATAATCGTCACCTTGCCATAATTCAAGGCGTAATATCTGCTGTACATTACGGAAAAGTAACGGCGCAGTTCCTACATAATCTGTATAGTATCTTCTACGATATGGTTTGTAGGTATCAAAATTAATATATTCTGCTACTACAAGATATGGTCGCCAAGCATTGTGGGTTATATTGTCTATTTTATCTTGCATCTTTAGAATTACTTTATCCACTTTATCTTTAGTTAATCCTCTATTTCTACCATTAGTAAATGATGCTTGGTTTTGTACATACGCATTATCAGCAAGTTGATAATCAGCATGTGTAAAACCGCCAGTAAATGCGAGTTTTACTCCATTAGCCGAAGATGTAATAGCAGTAATTGTTTTTTCTACACCTAAAGGGTCAGCATCCGAATAAATAAGTATAGTATCTCCTACACTAAATCCATCATTTCTATAATCTCCACCGGTAATGAATACACCATCGGATACGCTATCAGCACTTACAAGTATCGCTTCACTTGGTCCAATATCAAGTAGGTCTGCTACTTTTTGAGCCGAAGTATACACCGTTGCTAAAGGGTCAAGAGGTCGGGTTTCTACCTCGCCCGGTGAAAATACTTTCGGCATTCATAGACCCCCCTCACTGTGATTGTTTCAATACACTCCAAGCATCACGCATAATTGCATTACGAGAAGTCATGATACGACGCATGTGTTCAGCCTCTTTGTCGGGATTGAAAGTATCATCTCTATCTCTAATAACGGTATTGTCCGAGCCTCGCTCTCCCGTTTTAAATTCTTTATCGGATTCTGCCATCATGTTGTTATAATCTTCATCTTCTAATATATTTTCCATATCTTTACCCGATATAAATCCCTCTTTTTCACCTGCAAACTCACTATCAATAGCGGCTTGCTCACCTTCAACATCGGGCATGGAAAGTGATTCACCGAGAGTTTGCCCCTCAAAAGGTACTCTTTCACCCATGAACTTGATATTATGTGCTTCGGGATTCGCTACTATGTCACGCATGAGTTTGTCACGAGCAGAAGTGAATTGGTCGCCACTTGCATCTCCACCTGCGCCTCTTAGTTCATTTGCCGCCATACGGTTAGCAAATTGTTGTAAGCGCACTTCTTGTCCATCCGGTGTAAGCACTTTTTGTCTGTGTGGTTTCATTGGCATCTTGATTAAAATTCTACTCATATTATTACATCCTGTTTTCTTCATCTCTATGTCCTAGATTATATTCCATAGGTTTGTCACATGTAGCACATGTTGCTCTCCACATAAAATGTAGAAAACCACAGTGAGTACACCTTGTACCCGAACCTATGTTAAGTATATCACCTATATTTTTATTTCTATTTCTTTGACTACCTGTGACACCTTTTAGTGGGTGTTCACTGTCTGCTACAACGGCTGAATCTGTGTCTAATTTGACACCTTGCTTATTGGCTCTCACTAAGTCGCTAAGGTCTAATTTTTGTAAATCAAAACCCACTTAACCACCTCAAGATGTGGTCACGAATATGTATATGTTACCAAGTATTACATGTGGGTCTGCTGACACAGGGGCATTAGCACCTATTGCCGCTACAATAGCAGTTTGTACTGCGGTTCTTTTAGTAGAATCGTTAAAGTCTGCTTGAGCGTAAGGACCAAGAATTGTACATGTTTTTGTCATATTACCATCTACTCATTGTAATTTCAGCGTTTACCAAGAGCAAACCATTTTCCATGTTGAAGTGAATCTCTAGCAAAATTAGTTATGCCGGTATTGTATTCTGTACCGCATGCTATGTTAAGAGTCTTGTTTACTTCGTCTATACCAACTGTTACTGCAACTTGGGTTGCTGATGCTATCAATTCAGCATTTATTGCGGATAGTGAAGGGCCTATTACATAAATTCTATCGTCATTGGCTAATGCTGTTTCAGTACCACCAAGTATCTCTATAGAAGTACCCGCACCGTTCATACCTGCTATTATCCCTATTCTTGTATAAGTAGAGTTCTCATTATGAGGATTGGTTCCTTCACTACATTTGTAAATCGCTTGTCCACTGTGTAGTGTGTGTGTAGCCGCCATATTATTTACTGTAATTGCAACACTACCTGCGGCCACTCCACTACCATCGTCAACTAATATTCCTGTCCATACACCGCTAGTTATGTTTCCACCGGCCATCATTACATCACTTAAAAAACCATCATAACTAACAGTTTTACCACCATTTCTAAAAGTACCAGTCAATAATGTTAGGTTTCCTAGTGTAGTAACTCTAAAATCTGTTGTTGTTGTTCCCATGTTTAATCAACTCCAAATCAACGGGTGCCGATAACCATCCACAATCCACCAACAGTGTTGGCGGTTTTCATTTGACTTGATATAGTAAACATTGTTGGGGATATTGATACATCTTTTATAGCAATATCTTGTATGTAGATTTGAACAAAATCGTCGTTATTTTCGTTGCCGCCGCCGCCGCCGTCAATGATTCCTGCTTCTCCGTCGGGGATTAATAGAAATTGTCTATTAGGAATTGCTGTCATTTGAACAGCACAAAAGTCAATATTCGATAATAAATGACTTAAATCTATTTGTTCTATTGCCGATGCTGTATATGTTCCTGTAATCATTACTTTATTTCCCATTACTGTCGGTCTTTCATCTATAGTATGTGCCATTATTCTTCACTTCCTGCTTCTGTGGTATCTTCTACTTCACTTAAAACTTCCTCGACTACAGGTGGATTCAAATGAGATTCCACTAGAGCCAAAGCCGCCGTTTTAGTTATGTAACTTCCACTTGTTTTTACACCATTATCTTTAAGCCACTTTAGAATATCTTTCCTAGCCCATGCGATGTCCGGTATACCGTCATCTTGTAAGTCTACTGTAGCAGGTTCATCACCTTCAATCTTGAAATCTTTTCTTAGGGCTTTCCTGTTTGCCTCAAGCCATGCTTGAGAAACTTCTACAGGTTTGCCTCTAACCCAAGACTCACAACTATCTCTTCTTCGGGCTTCATAAAAAACCCCTATGTAGGTTACGGTAGGCAATTAGCCCACCTCAGTTTAGTAGAACTACTGTTACTGTTCCTGCGGTAGCCGCTTCACCATGTAGTACGATTGAAGGGTCACTTCCGCCAGTCTTTGCCGCAGGTGCAAGCCCTGTGTTAGTAAATTCTGCCGATAGTGTTTTGTCTGCTACTGCACAAGTAGTACCGAGAATAGCGATAGCCTTTGAAGCACCTGCGGATAGAACCAATACTTGTTCAGCCGCATCTGCTAGAGTAAAAGCGATAGTTACCATTCTCATACTTCCAACTGCGTTTCCGTCAGTATTAGCGGCGTTAAAACCTGCTAATGTACCCGGATAAGAGCCACCTGCATTTCCATCTAACCAACCTGTTTCATCAATAGGTGTTCCTGTTCTCATGTCAAGGTCTAGTAAAACTGATACAGTTCCGCTAGTAAAATCCCCGTCATCAAACGATATTGTCAATCCTTTTCTTGTATATGTTTCTGTTGCCATATTTAATCATCTCCTTAATATTTTTTTCTCCATTAATCCTCACTGTAGGTCACGAATCGAGCCATGTCCTCCAAAGAAAGTAGTCCAAACTTCTCCCATTGAACGGTACATACCCTCTTGTCCTAGACGGTTAATAGCGAATGGGTCACCGGTTTCGATACCGGATTCAAAGTATTGAGTTGGTATAGCAGTTGAGAAGTATAGGTAATCAGTATCTAGGAAGTACATACGGGATAGTCCGTCTTTTGCTACATCCTTAGATGGAATGATTGGTACACCGTTGTAGGTTGCTACGATGAAACCGGCTTCAATACCCGGTACACCCTTAACACCGTTGTAGGTTGGTGTAACTCTCTTCTCTTCCATGAACCTTTGTTGGCTTTGTAGTAGTTGTTGTAATCTCATTAGAGTATCATATCCAGTTAGGATAACCTTTGGATTACCACCACGAACCCAAATCTGTTGGAATAGGGTATCTAGGTGGTCTAAAGATAGAGTTCTTTCAGTAAGACCTGCATCTGTAGCAATATTTACTTCTGCGTTAGACCAAGTATTTGCACTTCGGTCAATGCTGTAGATGTCAAGGTCACTTGCCGCACTGATATGTGCAGTGTGAGTAGTAGATGCACCACTTGCTACAGTAGCGGCATAAGCCGTACCTGTACTGTCCATAGTAGATGAAGCAGTAATTCTGTCTAGTGATTCAAAGTCGTTACCTGCCGGAGTATCGGTGTCTTGTGTAAGCATTTTGTTAATGTGTTCTGCGTGGTGCTTACCCATTTCTTCCTTTAGTACTGAGCGAATGTCGCCTAGTCCGTCATCTTTGTCAGCCAAAAACATAGCAGTTTCACTCATATCGAATGTGTGAACAATTGTCTTAGGTTTTGCCGCAATATGTTGGAACACAGGTTTTGTTGTGTCCGGTAGAGTAGCGTTTTCTGCAACTCCGCCACCAACACTAAATGATGGTCTGTCAGTAATAACTCTCCAACCGCTTCTTTCCCACGGCCTCTTAGGTAGTATTGAAAATGCATTAAATTCTTGGTTCAATTGTGACCAAACTTTTCTGCCGTAAATTGCTTGGTAAGTACCTGCTGTAGTACTTAGCATTGGGGCATCTGCTTTCAATAACTCACTACCGGAGTAGGAGTAGCCCATAGCGTTTCCTGCACCGTAAAAGTATCTTTCCATATCTGTTATGTTTCTTATGTAATCTCTTGCCATATTATTCATCTCCTTTTTTTAATTTATTATCCTCAAGCACTCCTGTATACACTGTTTGCTAGTGTATGTACCTCATCCCAAGACATGTTGTTTAGGTCTTGAGTTGATGGGATTGTTACATTGTTAGAACTTGCAGATTTTGCAATTGTTGTTCCTTCTGTGGTTAGGTTATCAATTCTTTCGGATAGTCCCTCAAGAGCCTTCATAACTTCACTAATTGGTTCACGAGCATCAAATTGTGCTTTTTCTGCTTCGGACTTTGCAAGTGCTTGCTCATTAGCAAATCTTGAAGCAAAGTGTCCTTCTAGGTCACCACGGAATTGTTGTTCCATAGCCGCCGCTTTGTAAACTTCATAAGCCGCTTCAATATCACTTGAAGAAACATTTGAGGGGTTGATATATTCTTTTGAAAGTTTAGCAGGTCCAAGTGCGCCGGAAGGTTGTTTTCCACCGCTTGTACTTACTGAACTAATAGCACCAGTTGATGGGCTACCACCTTCTTGTCCTCGGCCTCTAACTTGTCCACCGAAGTAATCTGCACCGTCTACTGAATCCGGGTTATCGAATCCGCCAAGTTGTGCTTTCTCAAGAGCATCAAAGTGCGCTCTTGCATCTGCGGTATTTACACCTGCGGATTTAAGAGTGTCTTCCATCCAATTTAGATATTCAGCACTGATAACATCACTGTACTCGTTTCCTTTGTACATTTTGTCATCTTTGTCTTCTTTCTTATCTTTCATTTCTTTCTTTTCTTCATCAGCCTTCATCTTATCATCCTTCTTTTCTTCTTTTTCATCGGATTCATCTTTCTTGTCTTTCTTGTCTTGCATAAAAGGAGGTAATTCACCTTTCTCCATAGCGTCAAGTCTTGCTTCAAGTCTGTTCATCACTGCATTTAGGTCATTGTCTATATCTGTCATTTTACTCACATCTTCTTTTAAAATTCTAAATTGCGCTTCCGGGTTAATACCTTTTTCGCAAATCGTTATTTCGTGGAGTTCCATTTTACTTATTTCTTGGTATTCTCCATGTTCTCCATCAGCCTTCCTAACACGCTTGAAAGCCTGTCCACCAATGGAAAATCCTTGCAAGTTACCCTTGCGTATTTCTGCGGCTACTTCACGAGCCTTTTCTATGTCGTTTCGTAGTTTACATACTACAAACATTCCTGTGTCGTCTACTTCGGACTTCCACATTCTCCCGTTGGAGTCAACATAACTGTCTATAACTTCTCCAACTTGTATATTAGAGTGAGCCAATTGTACATTTCGGTACTTGTCACTCTTCATAAACCCATCAAATGCATTCTTTAATGCACCACGAGTAATTAAATCTCCTTGCTTATCAACAAGTTCTACAGATGCGTATCCTGCTACAACTAAATCACTACCACTCTTTAGGACAGATAGCCCCGTGGATGGTCGCTGTAAGGTTAGCATCATTTTACACAAGTCACTGTCATCCTATATAGAGTAAACTGATACTTTATGTGTTAAAGAAATCAGTCTACTTTATTAAAATCGGACAACTGCGAAGTATTTTGTTTAACATCTATGTGTTTTATTGGTTTTTTTTCTTTGTGATTACTTTTAGGCTCAATTTCTTTTTCATCACTACGCTTTCTACCATCATAGTCCGGCAAAGTTTCTTCATTAGCCAAACGAGTAGGACCACTTGGAGATTCAATAGGTGTAGCCATATCTATACCTAGACCCTTTGGACCTGTCCATGTAGTGCGTTCTTTGTGTAATTGGTCTAAAGCACGAGATATTATCTCTAGGGCTTTTTTAGTAGTTGGTTTGAGTAATCGGTTATCATCATCTGCTTCTAATACACCTGCTGATTGTTTCTCTTGTCTTTTACGACTTGGGGGTTTTTCATCTAGTATATCTCTTTTGACTAAATGACCATCAAACATAAGCGGTGCAACGGCACTCCAATACGGATACATACTTTCTGCTAATGTAATAGGATAGTTTGATTTTACCATACCACTCAATGTAGTAGAAGGACTTTCCAAATACCATAGGTTACCATATTCTACAACATCATACTCTACAGTATCTACATCCTTTAATATAACTTTTAATTTATTATTATCATATTCTATATCGTGTGGGACTAAAATAGGACTCAAAGATTTAGTAAGTATATCTAAAGATTCTGCACTAGCCGCACCTTCACCATCACCTTTACCGGTTATTTGTTTCATTTGTACATTGAAGACATCTCTACCACCACGAGTTTTCTTAGTTACCCCTGTAATAGATACTCTAACTACATCCCCTACTTTGTATGATTCCGTTTGATTATGTATTGTTCCTATGTCCATATACTCTTGTCCATCTACCTTTACTGCTCTATTACCGAGTTTTGACCCATCTAATATCGGTCCTGCGCCTAGCCTATAAGTATGTGAATTCTTACCTTTAACATCTAATACCATGAAGTTGTAATCTTTAGTGTTCCTAAGTAGCATCCATTTTGGATGTCGTCTTTCACCTTTCATGTATGTTGATTTACCATCTCTTAGTAAAATTATTTCATGTTCTTCTTGTAATTTAGAAACTGTATCTTCTAAACCTTCTTCATCTGTCATTTTAGTATCATGTGGGCCGGGAATAATTATGTTTTCATGACTATCAAATTGACTTCTTAATAATTTCATTCTTTCAAACATGGTCATATCGCTTACATTGTTAGCATCATAGTTTAGTATATCTATTATGTTTAATTCTTCTTCACCTAAAATACCGTCTATAACATAATCTCTCTTATTTAGTTTAGATAAATTTTCTTTAAAACTCTTTTTCAATCCTACCTTTTTACCATTTTCATCGTATGTAGTAATTACTTCATCTTCACTTACTATGATAATTCTTTTTCCATCATACCATTTACTTACAACCCAAGAACCACTAAAACCTCGTAAATGGTGTAAATCACTTAATTCAAATATCCTATGCATAGGTCTTATTGGTGGTGACCATTTAACATCATCACTTTTTACTAACAATACATCGGGGTTTAGTAGAGATGAAATATATGTAGAAATTTCACTCATAGCAATTGTTGAAGGGTCATCCGATGGAGATAAGTATGTATCCATATTTACTCCTTGATGTGCTGAAAGAGTATTTTGTGGTGGTGGTAAATTTGGTAGTACTTGTTGAATGGTTTCCTCTCCAAACAATGTATTCAACGCTTCTTCACTCACTCTTGGATAAAAACCGGGTTGAGTATATTCCCCAACTATTGGTTCACCTTCTATATTAGTTTCAATACCAAAAGATGGTTCTGCTACAAACCCTTCATGAATATCCCCTATACCGAATATGTTGTAAATAGAAGCATTAGTAGGATTTACTCTACCTATCTTAGAATGTGTACCCAAACCTGCTCTAGCAACTGTTTCAGTTGTAGGTGCTTCAAATGCGCTTTCTAATATATTACCTCTATCATCCATCAACTTTCTTTCATCTAATACAACTAAAGAATCTAAATTGTTTCTAGTAGTAGCGGTAATTTTCTTAACTCCTTTACCCATATCTTTTGCACCATGAGCATCAAAATCTCTAGCGTGGAAAAACTCTAATCCACTATTTTGCATTGATTGACCAAAATGTTGTGTGCTAAGAACATGGTTTAACGATTGAGATAAAGAGTGTATTGGATTTGCTTTCCAATTTTCATTTTCTTTTCTTGCTCTTTTTTGTGCAATACCTATTGCGTTGTGTAAATTTGAATTATGTAAATCATGATGAAATTTATCATTACTGTTTAACTCATCATATTTAGTACCCATGATTTCATCATTAGAAGTATGTAAATGAGATATATCGGTATTTCCTATTTTTGATAAAGCACCACTTGTAAGTATATTCCCTACTGTAGAAACGAATAAAGGTTGTTCCCTCATAGAAGATTCATTAATTATATTAGCAACATGTTCTTTCATAGATGGAGTTTTTTCTAAATTTAATTTATTAATTACTTCATCAACAGACATATTACCATTTATTTCTGCACCATTATTTAGCAAATAATTAGCAATAGATTTATGCTCGTTTACTTTTTTAGGTTTTTGACTAACTACATTGTAGTCTATTCCATAGGTTACAGGTGACAAGTCGTGATTATCAGTTGCTAAAATGTGTCTTTGTGTATCAGCCAATAACTTTTGTACATTATGTATAAACTGCACAGGGTTACTAGGGTCGAAAGCATCGGGTTGTTGTTCAAGGACTAAAGGTATTACAACATTTTTAGCATAATCTACTATTGTGTCATGATGAGATTGTAACATATCTAAATATTGTTTAGCGTTAATTTTCCAATGAGAACTAGGTTTATCTTTTTGTTTTACTGATTGTTGAACTTGATTTAATTGAGTTACGGCATCTTGTAAATCTTCTCTTAAACCCATTATTTGTTCTTGTGACAAATCGGGATTCATCATCATTTCATTTATTGAGTCAATGGTTTCTCTAATCCTATTTTCTTTTTCAGTAGAAATAGAACTACCACCAAATCTTAGAATAGATTGTATAACTTCACTAGAATTTGTTTTAGGTTTATAACTTCTACTTTTCTTATTATCTAATTTTCTTTGATGGAATTTAGATGTTATACTTTGTAATGCTGAATTAGCCGCATTTAAATTTACTTTATCATTAACATTAAAGTCAAAGTTATCTTTATAATAATCATGTAATTGTTTATAGTTTTCATTGTTTTTATCAACAGATAAACTTTCTATGAAGTCGTTAATCTTTCTACCATCTGTTGTGTTGAGTATTTTACTAACAGAATTTACTAATCTAACTATTGGAAAATCACCTTCTTCTATGACATCTTTAACATTACTATAAGTGTTAGATTTTGAATCCCACCCTACATAATCTTTGAATTCTTGAAGGTCAAGACCTGCTGATAGTGTTAAATCTCCTGTTAAAAAATCTTTAAGTTGACCTATGGCTTTTTTTGATGGAGTAAACGGATGGCCTACTCTATTCAAAAATGTATTATGTAATTGCGCTTTAACTGCTCTTTCGTGTAATCTACTATCACTAGGAGTACTACCATACATAGATTCCGGTTTTTGAGCAAATGTAGGATTGGTTGATGTGTGTGGTGATAAGTGTTGATTGAATGAATCTAATTGTCGTTTAAATGCAGGAGATGCTGTCCTCATCGCATATTCATACATAGGATTGATTGCTGATTTATGTTCAGTATAGTTATTTTTTTCACTTATAGTACTTCTTTTACTTGTTCCAAATGGTGAAAATATGTTTTGAACTGGCATTTGTTCGGGGGTATAAGAAAAATGCATTGTGTTAGTATCAAATTTACCTATTTCTTGTGAAAAAAGTGGACCAAAGTGCATCCCTAAAATTGTATTTTCTTGGTTTGGCATCCAAAATTGGTTATTGGTAGGGTCTGTTTGAAACATAATTGAGTTGTTTTTATCATGTGACATAGAGTGTACAAAGTCTATCCATGTAGCAGGTGAAACATTCATTCCCGGTATATTGTTGTATAATGAAGAGTAAAATTTACCCGGACCGTATGTATATCCATCGGGGTCTGTTTCCCAAAAATCTTGTTTTTCTTCATCGGGATGAGGACCGTGTGGTGATTTTAAAAACGCTAAATCATTCACCATTTCTTTTGCTAACTGTTGAATTGTTCCGTTGCGTTGTGCGTATTCCTGTGCTTTTTCTAGCGTTGGTAAATCTATTATTGGTCCATCCATTTTACCGTGTATAGGATGATTCTCAATTAATTGTTTACTATTAGGGTCAAATCCTGCTAAGAAAAGTAAATCTTCCATAGAAAGCCTTTTGTGTTTAGATGCTCTTTGTAGGTCTTGATAAGTATATTTATCTTTAGGTTTTGTTTTATGAAGTTCAAGTGATGGTAAAACTTGTAATGGTTCTTTATCATCAACAGCGTATTTTTCATTAATTTCACTTAATATATAGTCAGCAATAGGGTAATCTAACAAATCATTTTGATTATGAACTGACTCACCTAAAGCACTACGGATAAATCTATTTTCACCTTGTGAGTAATCATCTTCATTAGACTGATTTCGATAATGGGCATTACGACCAAAGTTTTGATTTGACCTAAGCATAAAATTCATTTCGGGTGTTCTTCTAAGTAAGTTATTTACTGCTATTCTAGCGGTAGGTATTTTTTCTCCATTAGGTAATGTAAGTGTTGATTTATTATCTATACCTTCGTGTAACTGTTCTTCAACAGAATCTCTTTCTTCCGGTGTAAACCATTCAAGTCCATACATAAAACCATCTAAACCTAGTTCTCCTTCTTCACTTGTCCACTCTTTGACTTTATCATCAAAGTGGCTATGGCGTAACTCACTTTCTAACTGCTTACCTTTCAATCCTTTACTTTGGAGTTCTGTTTCTAAATCAGCATTTTCCTTCTTCCATCTTTTATAGTCCCTTTCATATAAATGATGTTGATGTTGTGCTACAGTTCCCGGTGCGTTAATATCTCCAAGAATTGGTATAGTTTTAGAACCTTTTTTTATACCGGTAACTAATGGACTATTTTTTTCCGTCATAGATTTGTACCACTTTTTTTCCATCTCCATTTCTTGAGTACTTGCACCGCCTAGTGCAAACGACCTAAGCACTTCTATCATATTGGGTAAACCTGTTACATGATTTATTTGTCTTAGTGGGTGATTCATTTCGTGATATGGAAAGTGAGTATCGGTGTAAGATGACTTAGCATTTGCCCTATAAGTAGGGAATATTGAATGACCTCTACCTTTTCTACGAATCATACCGTCAGCCCAAACATGGTTTGTTGGCTCACCAAAAGTAGGTTTAGATGCTAGTAGATAACCCGTATTAATAGTTTTTTTAGGTTTTTGTTTAATTATTAATTCAGCAGTATCTTTAAGATTTAAAGAAAATGAATCTTTAGGGGCTTTTTCTAAAGACTCCCATGCCATGATATATTCTGCGGCAGTTCGAGATAAATCTAAACCATCGTAAAGTGAAATAACAAAATCGTTTTTACGAATGTAGAAATCTTGTAACATTTTTTCACCGCCTATGATAGCGGTTCAAACATAGGACATGCGTGTATATCCATACCTTGATGTAAATTACAACCCGCAGTATTCGTGCCACCACACTTTCTACATACTATTGGCATTCCCGCTTCTCCCGCTTCTCTAAGTTTAGAGTTGATATTTGCTTTTTTAACCGCTACTGGTTTCACAAAAATCACCCTAATCAAACTTTTCTTCTCTAACTACTCCTGTATCGGAGTGGGGGTTTTGTCTTGATGAAAGCCTTTCCATGTTTATTTTAGAATCTGCTTTTTTTCTCTTTGGTTTAGCATCTTCAGTTTCAATAGTTTTACCATTAGTAGTAAAATAACCACTCTTAGTCTGTCCACCGGATTCTGCTACAAAGTGTGGATTTATATCAGTAATTTTTTCCGGTTTAAATCCCGGTTGTGCCTTAGCCATCTTGTCGCATCCCATCTTCATGCAACTACCTTTTTCCATTTTAGAACCACACTTAGGACAATCTTTACATTCACATGGTTTTTTACCACAATCACAATCTGCTTTTTGAGCAAAATCTGCATCGTCACCGGTACCCGGAAGAGGCATCTCACCAGTTTCACGCATACCCTCACGAGGTGTTCTCATGCTTTGCATTTTACCTCTTTTTGAAGTTCTAGGTGTACCTGCTGAAAGCGGTAGAGTCATTTCTTTTTCTATTCTATTTAGTCTATCATTCATTTGTTTTGCTTTTTCAAGCATAATTGTGGTTTCGTAACTCATTTCTTCATATCTTGGTTTCATTGAATCATCTCCTTTTCTTTAGATTTATTTGCTAACTCATGAATATCATCCCAATCCATATTATGGAATTCTTCATTAGTTTGTGGAATAAACGAGTTTTGTCCTTTTAGAATACTATTATCATTAAGGTCATTTCTAAATGGGTCGTTTTGTACATCCTCGGTAAAAGGTGTGGTAGTTTTTACCATACCCATTTTTCTTAGTAATGTTTGAGGATTATTAAGTAAATTTTTCAAACGCTGATTTTCTTGCTTTAGTAATTCTATACTATTATCCATAACTTCCATTTTAGTAATCAAAGCATTTACTAAACGCTCGGAGTTATCTTCTGTCATTTTAAGACCTCAATTAGTATAGCGGCCAAATGTACCAGTGGTAGGAGTAAAATTAGACTTTCTAATTCCTGTGCTAATAGAGCCGGGAAGTCTTTTTCCTTGGATAGAACCTGCTCTACCCCTTCCTTCTGTAAATTTCAATACAGGAACTCCACCTGCATAAATATCATTTACACCCTTGGCGGATTCGGACTTTGCAATAACTGTATTTAGGTCATCTGCAAGGAAGTCTGCTAACTTTTGTACTTCTGTTAAGTGCTGTTTTGCTACTTCCGCATTGTCACTCTCAAGAGCAGTTAAAAATCCCTTTTGGGCTTGTTCAAGTTTTCTTGCCATTGGGTGCATCTTCTTTAATTCCATCTTCTTCCCTACCTATCTCACATACTACTATGTTAAAAGCGTTTCTTATGCCCCTCTAAATCTTCGTGCATTTTGCATGGTGTTTACATTCTGTTGTCCAAGGGATGGTGGTGGTCCTCTTTGTTGTACACTAGTTACAGGTGCGCCACTACCCGGTGAGGTTCTTCTTTCGGGTGCGGCAGGGCCACGGTTGCGTATTCCTACACCTTGACCGCCGGGTTGTGGAGGTGGCATTGGCATGTTACCTTGTGGCATACCCGGAGGCATACCTCGCATCATTGGTGCGCCACGCATAGGCATTCCACCCATAGGCATACCCGGTGGCATTCCACCCATAGGCATACCCGGTGGCATTCCACCCATAGGCATACCCGGTGGCATTCTTCCTCCACCCGGTGGCATTCCACCCGAAGGTGGTGCGCCTTGTTGCTGTTCTTCGGGTTTAGGTTTACGATAAACAAATTTAATATCATTACTAGTATCTCCATTAACTAGTTCCGGTACAAATCCTAATTGAGCCATTCTTTGTGCAACATTCAATTCTTGCTCATCTCGGCGTAGTCTTGTAATTTCATCTTCTTCTTCATTTGGATATAGAGTTAATTTCCAATCAAATACACCCATTTGTTTTAGAATCTTAGGGAATAATACATCAGTATAGATTTTTTGTCCAAACTCTACTGCACGATTAGTAACAAGAATTTGTAGACCTTCATTATTAAGCCCACCGGACTTACCGTTGTCTACCATAAAAATACTTGATACACCAAAATATGCGGCTATTCGATTTCTTATTTCATCACGAACAGCAATATATTGCATTTCTTCAAGCGTATCCATAAACTTGACCCAATTTACACCGCCTCTACCTGTGCTAGATTCTATACCTACTTTGGGTACATAATGCGGGTCCCTTTCCATTTTTTCATCTACGGATTTCCAAAATGATTTCATTGACTCAAGATTATCGGTAGTAACAGAAATAATACCTTTTGGCATTCTACGCTTTTGATACGCAGTATACATGTAGTTATCCATCGCCGTCAATGTCATAGCCTGTCGCCACATTGTATTTACAGGAGAGCGACCATACAATTTAGATGGATTGTATTTACTTAAATGTAAAACTTCACCTTCAACAAAGTATTGTGTTTTACCGCTACCTGCCATGTTTACATAGTGTACATCATGCAAATCGCTACCGCAAACCTCACACTTATCATCTTCTGCGTGTGTTTTAACTTGGTCACGATGAATTAAGCAAGTCTTGTAACGACCACCTCTTACCCCTCTTTTGTCGGCAACTATTCTCATAAATATAGGGTCACCTCTAATCATTTCTTTTACACGATAGAATGCAACTTCTTTTGTTTCCGGGTCAATATAATACTCTTTTACAAATATCATAAATGCATCATCTACAATATTTAGGTCATTTTCAATCTCATGTAGAACATGTAAGAACTGTTGTTCCATACTGTTTTCTTGCTTAAGTAACCATTTAGCATAAACTAGTTCTTCTGTTTCCGGCCCTCTAACTTCACCGCCACAGGTTTCACAACTTTCTACATCATGACTAAATTCTTCATCGCACTCAATACATTTTTTATGAAATCGCTTTTCCCAATAATATCCTCTTCTAAACATCTCTTGCCTTAGTTTAGAAAGTACAGTTCTTAGAATCAAACATTCTGTGCTTACCGCATAAAGAGCAGGTATAGTAATACCCTGTGCCATTACAGGTTCTTGTATACCACTTGTCCAAAGTGGCATGGTAGGTGTAGGAGATGACTTACGCTTGAATGGTTTACTTAAGGTTGATAGAAACCGACTTATTCTACTTTCATCATCTGCCATTACAAACTCTCCGCATAACTACCTATTGTATCTTCATCCAAGTTCCATTTACTCAAGAAACTATCGGCCTTTTTCTTATCGTCTTTCCAATTGTTATAGGTAACAAGACGATATAATTCATCCTTTCTCATTTTATCTTTTTCATCTACAAAGGATAAAACAGCCTTTGCTTGCAACGATTTCATTTTTAAGTGAGGTAAAATACCTTTTAATAATTGTCTTAAATCATCTTTTGATGAGAATATAAGCCGGTGTTGACTTCTTACACTCTTTTTATGGATTCTTTGATTTAATACTAAACGACCACATCCTATCGCTTTATGTAATTCTTCACATTGTAAACGACCTCTATCACCTGTAGCGATAAAGGTGGCTCTTGGTTCACCCCTTTCAGTGATAAATATACTTCCGTCAGCATCAAGAAAACCTGCCGCATAAGCCCATATATCTTTTATGATTAAACCATGAGTATCTAATTTAACAAAGTCGCCTCTACTACTACTTTTGTAAATATCTACTTCTTCACCATACATTTTGAGTAGCATTCCTACTTTTGTTGGGGTAACGGATTTAGAAATAATACCAACACCTCTACGAACTAACTCTCGACTACTAAGTGGACCGGATTTTGTTAATTCTTCCGAAATAAAATTAAGAGTTTGTTTATCAGTTTTTGTGAGTGAATCTATTTGATGTAATGTGTTAGACCACATTTTACGAGCATCTTTTTTTAATTGTAAAGCGTTAGCCCATTCTTTTTGTTCATCTATACCCCAATCTATATTATCATTTAAAATATTTAAAACGGTCATAGATTTAAGATATAATTGACAGGCTTTTTGTAAAGATAATGAGCGTGTTTCACCAAACTTGCGTAATGCCTTAAGATTTCTATCGTTGAGTCCTATGTTTTTTATTACATCTTCTAAACCTTCACTCCACGAAAGATTACCTATAGTGGCTTCAATTTCCATAGATTTTATTGTACGAATATCATCAATTATAGAATCAATACTTTCACGGTTATTTTTATCTAATCTACGCATTTTTCTACACATACGAATTATAGAGTTAGCATCTTTACCGTATGTACTTTCTAACCACCCATCACCATTAGGTGCAAAACTATAAGACTTAATGTTATCATTAGAAAATATACTCGATGTTTTTTCTATAGGTGCTTTATTAATTATAAAGTTAGGATGTTGAGATAAATTTGATATAACACTTTTAGTTAAATCATCAGCAGGGTATACGCTTAAATCGTACTCGTCACCGAGTAAAGCACTACCCCACATATTGACCACCTAATTGTCCTATCTATTTAATGTATTCCAAGCGTCATCGAATGCTTTCTTTTTATCATCAACATCCATAGTCTTAGTAGGTGCTTTTGGGGGTTTACCGCCAACTGCAATTACTACTACCATGCCTTTCTTTTTCTTTTTATCTTCATCTTTCATATCTTTCATCTCCTTTACAATTGTAGGTTTACCGCCGACTCCTTGCTTCTTTGCTCGCTTTCTTTTAGTAGCGGCTTGCTTCTGTCCTTCGGACATTGAGCCGGAAGTCTTTGGAGTTTTACTTGAAACTTTTACACTTGGTCTACACTTTGGATAACCTTTGCTACTTTTCTTAGCCTTTGACCTACCACATGGTGGGTGTTTACCATCCTTATCTTTACGACTAACATCAACCCACTTTTCTTTGAACCATCGGTTCAAGTTTTTGCGGATTAATACTTTAGTCATCTACTCACCTTACTGCAACCATTTTTTTGATGTTTTTTTGTTTATCTAATAAAGCATAGCAAGGGCATTTAGGTGCAGTTGTAGAACATTGATTACCTTGTACCATACAAATACAAGGTGTTTTTTTAGTGCCACCACAACAACATTTATCTTTTTTAAGTTTCATTTTTTCTTCCCCTTTTTCTTAAACTTACCACGGCAGTATTGTACCGCCCAACCATTTGCATAGGCTGATGGGTAAACATCGAACTTGCGCTTTGCCGCCGCTTTACCTTCGGGGCATAGTTTTTTTTCTAAAAAATCAAACGCACTATCCATTCCAATGCAGTGTCCACATTCACAACTCACGGTATCACCCAATCATTTTTTCCATAATTTCTGTGTGGTTTTCCTGTTATCCACTCATCAAAGCCGGGTAGTACATCGTCAAGAAGTACTACTGAACCTTTGAATTCTTTTGTTCCCCAATTAGCCAAAGCCAAAGCCATAGCCAAGTCATCGTGAGTTCCTACAGATTCTAGTTTGCCATTCTTTTGCATACCGAATCTGTTTAACTCGGATTCTAACTTGTGTGTAAATTCACGGCTTCGCTCATCACCGTATGGAGTTTTTATCTGCCCTTGCTCAAACGCCATAAGAAGTGACATGAACATACTCTCCTTTCTTTGGCGTGTTGTCATAAATGTACGAATCGGTATATCCCCTCTCATATCTTGAAGTTCAGCCGCAAACATACGCTGAAAGTTGTTACCTTCAAGTTCAATCAAGTCCGGTTGAAATCTGTTATTTAACAGTAAAATTTGTTTTTTCTGTGCCGCACCACCAAGCCCTTTCTCGTGTACAATACCTACTATTTCTTTGATATTATCACCCGGTGGTGTTCTTAATACTAACATAGCAGTAAAGTCAGCATTCTTATCCGAAGCGATAGCAGTATCCCATCCGATGAAATGTTGTCCAAAGACACCTGCCGGATTTCCTTCTTCATCGAATTCAGTATCAGCCCTATCGAGTAATACTAACTCTTTATCACGAGCCGCCTCAAGTATAGTAGCAGGAAACATACTCGCTACATCGTGAATAGGTTCACACAGATACTCACGGCTAAATTGTATAGCGGGCATTGATAATCGCCGTTGTTCAAGAGCCTCAAGATTCCATCTTTCCGGCCAAAGGGCTACACCTTCGGCATTGATTGCAGGATATGTTTCTACAGTGAAAGTTTCCTTTTCTTCTAATTCAGCATACAAATCATTGTAACTAAACGGTGTACCGACCATCATCAATCGTGCGGTGTGGTGGAGTACCGGAAGTAATACACCATAGAACCAATCGGCGGCTCTTTGTAACTCTCCACCTGTAGTACCCCACAAGATGTCATCACATACAACTACATCCGGGTGGAAACCACGAGTAGCACCACCAACCGACTTAGCCATGATACGGCTACCGTTGGTAAACTCGAAGTAAGATTTAGCCCACGGCCTACCTTGGTCGGGTTTTAGATGTCTAAGTATATCTGCACTTTCTATACTATTACGAATAAATCTCATGTGTTCAAGTGTCTGTTCTAATGAGTGAGAGAAAATCATGATGTGAGTACCGGGATTATAAGCGGCTATCCATAAAGCATACGACATAAACAAAGTAGATTTACCGTGGTCACGACTTGCTTTAACGCAATAGTATCTTTGACTCTTCAAACCTTCATCCCACATCTCATGATGTTTACTATAATGAAAACCAAGTATATCTGTAAAAAAGAACTTAAATGACTTTTCAGCCATCTTTCTATCCATATCTAGGATAAACTGTTCCATGTTTTCGCTCATAGTATCATCTCAATTTTAGTAAAGTGTATGCGGCGAATGTTCCTATTTCATGGGGTGACATTTTGTAAACTACATCAGCACCTAACTTTTCAGTAAGTGCAGTAACGAA